AGCCGCTATGCACATCCATTCTAATGGGATGGAAATTGTAAGCATGGAGAACAACACCTTTACCTTCTATAAGCCTTATAAAGAGTTTACTATTGACACTATCCTAGATGCTAACGGACAGATAGTTAATCTTCCAGCTGGTACAGGACAGAAAAGCTGGGTAGGTTGGACTGAGATTAACGTAGTTCCAACTGCTAAGGGATACGACTACAACTTCTACTACGAGCAAGGATTCAATAGTTACTTTGGTGTTCAATATCCACACGATGAGAACATTACTTGGAGATCTCTTTTGCGTAAAACTTACCTAAAGACTACCTCTACTCCAAACCCAACTAGATTTACTAAGTCATACCCTAAGTATACGATCGCCCAGCTAAAACAGAAGACAGGATTTACTGATCGTCAGCTAGCGGAAGCCTTTGGGACTACTTGGCACATAGAATTCAAGAATCACGATACTCACTGCTTAAGCATTGGAAGCGATATTGTAATTGTAGACGAAAATACAATTAAAGGAGAAGCATACATCAATGGAATTCTTTCTAAAGACATTCCATTTACTAGCTTAATTAGCTCTTACTTTAAGAATCTGCCAGACTTTGTCTGCAGATACAAACTATACAATTCCAAGTTTACAACCTCTGGTGATAATGCATACGGAACTGCTTGGAACAAATTCTTTGCGTCAAATCAAGACACAACTCTTAATTTGCAGAAGGGAGATACAGTATCTTACAACTCTACAACTAACACGTTGACTTATCCACCAGATAGCAGACTTGTGTTTGACTTTGAATTCCTCCCAGCTCAGGGCAAGAATGAAACAATCGGGGCCGCTATTGACCTTGATACAATGGCTAAAGAGTTATTTACATGAAAAATTTGATAAAATCACTAAAGTATAGACTGCAGCTCTTTGATGGGCTGTGGTCTGTACCACTAGCTTTCGTAGCTTTTACTTATTTTGGATACCTGAGTGCTGAATATTTTGGGGATCCTATAATCTCTATTCAGTATCTGCAACAAGTTTTAATGGCTGCATTAATCCTTGTATTTGCTAACTTTGTAGTATTCTTAGGAATTAACTTTAACTTTAGACAATTGCAAAAGGACTTCTACTCAAAAGACTTGAAGTACTTTGCGAACATGGAGCTAAACTCATGGCAAAAAATAAAATTATATCTACTTGTCTACTTTGGATTTCTCTTATCTTTCCTGTTAATACTTTGGTTAGTAATGACGGTTACTGCGTAAGATTAACTGCAGAATCGTTTATAGGTATTGTAGAAAAGGGCGGGAATAATAAAGGGTTTACTGACAGATATTTCCGTAAGCTAATGGAGAAACAAGGTTGGAAGCCCGGCTATGCATGGTGCAGTTTCTTCGTCATGGCTATGCTAGATGAATGTGACATCCCTAACACAATAACTGGATGGGCCCCAACTGCCTACAATAGAAAAGATGTAATCTATACTAACGGGAGATTCTACCAATCCTACTCACCTGGAGATGTGCTTATCATGACATTGAGTTATAATGATAAGCAGGGAAGATTTAAAAATATAGGGCACACAGGAGTAGTGGAACTAATAGGAAAATACTCAGTTAGAACTATAGAAGGTAATACTAACGAAAGAGGAACTAGAGACTCAAGAACAGGGGATGGCGTATATAGAAAAGTACGTCCATTGTCTAGAAACTTACATATAACCAGATGGAAAAAAGCTTAGTAGTTAAGATAATCCAAGTGATATCAGCCTTGCTACTTCTAGTAGGAATAGCTGTTACAGTTAAGACATGCAGACAAGAGAATAAAAATCACCTAGAGGAAAGGCTCGAGGAGATAAACGATAGTCTCATGCAGCAAGTTATAGAGAACTCTATTAAGATAGATTCTCTGTACAACAAAATAGACTCATTAAATCTGATATCAGATACATTAATTAACCAACAACCCATTGTCAATGAATACTATCGTCAAGAGGTTTACAATATCCTTAATGCTGATGCTCGTGGTGCTAACCGCAAGCTCGCAGAAGTCCTTAAAGTTTCGGACTCCCTCCTCAAAGCTGGATTCTTTTCCCGCACTATCAACATACCAAACGAGCTTAATTAACCTCAACTTTAACTCGATGATGTACTGGTACGATGCTGCTACCAGGTTAGAGAAGTTGTACTACATCCAGAAAGAAAAACTAGACTATTACTCTAAAATAACAGGGGTGCAGGCTACTAGTATTCAGGATCTTCAACTAGTTTATGAAAACAAGCTAGCAATAGATAGGCAAGTAAAGACTGATAATGAAAATCAGATGCTAAGTCTTAAAAAACAAGTTAGAGTTTTAAAGATAAAAAACACAGTACTAACAATAGGTCTAGGGGGATTAGCTGCAACTACACTTTATTTTGCAGTTTTTTAATAAAAGTATTGACTATATAAAAAGTCTTATTACATTTGCATTAAAACCAAACGTAATATGAACTTTAATCCTACAAGAGATTGGGTAGTTCTCCCAATTCCTCACAAAAAAGTAACAGACAGCGGAATCCTGTTGTCAGATGAAGCTGCAAGCTCACTTAAGTCTAACATTCTAGAAGCACTTAAGGTTGGTCCAGAGTGCAAGCAGGTAAAGGAAGGCGATACCGTATACGTGCACCCGCACACGGAAGGAGTAATCATTGAAGTAGATGGTACTCAATATGTAATGGTAAACGAATTCATGCTGCTTGGAGTAATCTCAAAATAAAGTTATGGTAGGGACAGTAACAATATCCCTAGCTGACTTTGAATTTCTACGTAAACAAGCAGACTCAGGGAGTAAAACATCTGAAGAAATCATAAAAGCCGCCAAGGAATTGGAGGTCTTTCTATCATTTCTAGTAACCAGAGAAAACATCGATGAACACATCGAAGAATTTAACAGTTACTCAAAAAGATGTAAGATTAGAATCGTAGAAGGACGAGCCAAAATACAAATTACCAATGAAGAACCAACCGAATCTCCGAAGAGTGAATATCAAGACGGATACGACTCAGAAGTTTCTCCAGATATTTAATGGGATATTAGAACTTACGGATACAGAGCTTAAAGTCTTAGCTGAATTCATTGATTTAAGCGAGACTGTAAACTTATGCTCACCTGCAAATAAGAAAAAAGTGTCCGAGAAATTAGAAATTAAGGACCACAACACCCTTAATAACTATGTAAAAAGACTCAAAGATAAGGGAGCAATAATTCAAACTAAAAACGGGTATGAACTTGCTGCTATATTAAAGAAAGAGCCTGTTCAGATCAACATTCATCCAGTATGAATCCAGTATTCATCCCTCCAACTAAAGTGTTGACCTTCTATTACATAGGTTGGCACTCATTAATGGTAATACAGGATGGGTATGGGAATGTGGAAGGCTTACATCTAACAGAGTTAATACAACCAAATATTGAAGAAGCATGAGTATAAAACCTCCATCACTAATTAAGATGATTGCAAACTTTGCAAAAGCATCTGCAGAATACATTTCAGCAGGAATGCCATCTGTAACTCAAGATGAGTATACAGAAAGAGTAGCAACTTGCCACGAATGCCCAAATCTTTTAAAAGATACTAAACAATGTGGCTTATGTGGCTGCTATATTGAGCAGAAAGCTAGCTGGCAAACAGCTAAATGTCCTGATGAGCCATCCAGGTGGAAACCTATTTCAATAGGAAAGTCGGGAAAACCGATTAATCTGCGGAAATGAACAAGGAGAAAGTTATAATCCAAAAGCTAGCCACCAAGCATAACCTCCCACTGCAGAAAGTAGAGGAGATTGTCTACTACCAATTTAAGTATGTAGCTAAAGTTATGAAAGAGGGGAACTTTTCAGCTATTAGACTCCCATACTTTGGGGCATTCTCTGCAAAAGCTGAAAGAATAGCCCATCTAAACGAGAAAACTAGAAAAAAGAATGAAAGACTTGCTAACAGTAAATAATAACGTAGTTATCCCATCTCCGTATGCTCTGACTATCCCAGAATTCGAGAAGTTAACTACAAAAGAGTTAGCATTTGTCTATTTCTTTGCGGATCATAGGTCAAGTTATGCAGCTTACGACGATGAGGAGAGGAAGAACAAGCTACTAGAAGACTTAAAAGTCAAATCAACCCCTAACTTACATGCAGGATTGCAAAAATATAGGGAGCTTGCAGACACACATGCTATCAAATTGCTTAAGTCAGCTAGGTCTGCAGTTAATAAGCTAGAAAGATACTTCAAAGACATCGATCTCACAGCTATGGACGAGAACGGTAAGCTTCTATATCAAGCAAAAGACTTAGTTGCTAACCTATCTAAGATTGGAGAAGTAATCGAAGGCTTAGATAGACTAGAAGAACTGGTACAAAAGCAACAGGCTAAGGACAACCCTAACAGAGCTGGGGTTAAGACTAACAAATACAGTGAATAATGCTAAAGGATACCCATCTATTCTCTGAAGTAGCTAGACATTACATCGAGTATGGGCACTACACCGATGCTCTCCCTGGAACTAAGCAGTATTACGACTATTGGGATAGGGAACAGTTTAGATGCATGCATGGCCATGAGATAAATGGGGTTAAGATATCAGGATTTCACTATTTCTACCTAAACTACTGCCCAATTGATAGGATTATTGACGAAGAGCAGCCAGATGGGGAGGTAATATCACGTCGTGACCGAAGTTTTCCAGCCTTTTATGATGGGGATTTTGAGTACTTTAATGCTGTAGATAAGGCCCGTAGAGAGAACAAACACATGGTTGTCTTGAAGGCTAGACGTAAGGGTTTCTCCTACAAAGCTGCAGCAATGCTATGCAGGAACTACTTTCACCTAAGAAATAGTAAGAACTTCGTATTTGCTTCAGATAAGCAGTACTTAACTGGGGATGGAATGCT